TTATCTAGAAAAAATATGTTCATCGTAATACCTCCGTAATTTGTTGTTCATTAAAATATTTAAGATCATCATTTAATATTCTAACCTCACTAGGTATATAATACTTTAGTTTCTCGCTTATGTCAAATGACTTGGTTGTTGCATCCCGGTCTAATGCAACTATAACTTTCTTGAACTTTTCTTTGAGTATAGGTATATAACTATCTGGTAAACTTGTACCCATCAAAGCTACTCCTGTATAAATACCAGACACGGCACATGCACTTGCACAGTCTTCTACCAAGATTGCTACATCACTATCTCCACAAATGAATGGATATGTCTTGCCACCATACATATACCATTTAGGATATACTTTTGAAGTCAATGCTCTACCAACTGCACCTAAAACCTTTTCTTTGTTTTTTATTAGAAATACAATTCTATGTTGTTTTACATCATACATAAAACTTGCCTTTGCTTTTTGTTTGGCTTGTAAACAATTATTATTTTTTAAATAATCATAGCACTTAGGTTCAGATAGTATAGATATAAAACTACTTGGCATTGTAAATTCCTTGACTTTGTTTTCTTTATTTTTTGTCACTACGGTTTCGTATACTTGTTGCATTGTCATTTCACTTTCATGCTTACCTTTGGCAGAGCATGACGCATGAAAACAATACCATTTTAATTCTGATTGTTCTCTTGTGATTTTTAATGTTTGGGAATTGTGGCAGAAAGGGCAGTCAATCCTGGTGTCCACTTCACCTTGAGGTATTAAAGTTTTTATAACTGTGAGTTGTTGGTTGTAATTCATAACAGGGGAGTATATCAAATATATAGGATTTGTCAAATAGACATAAAAAAACCCAAGAGCCGAAAGGATAAGGCTCTTGGGCGTATTTCCCAAAGGGAACTTTTAAATTATTATTTTCGCCAAAATGGTCTAGACTTTGTGTAGATAGCAAAGGTATCTGCAAAGTGTTTAGGTATATAACTTTGATCTCTACGATATCCAGGTTTGCTTTTACCTCTAAACCTATAAACATATAGAGATCTGCCTTTTGCAGCTACAAAGACTTCTTGAAATAACTTGAGATATTTGATCGGCACACCCTTCGCAGTTGATCTCTCATACTTAGTAGAAGGGTGGCGATCTCGTATAATCTCAGCGAGTCTAACTTTGCGTTCCCAAATCATAGAATGGCGTTTCTCACAGTTTCTCTGCTGTAAATATTGTTTCTAGTATTATCTTGATTGTAAGTCAACCCATTAGGAGGGAAAGGAGGAATACACTCAGAAGCAACAACCCAATAGTTTTTTGACTTTCTCAATGCTACATAAATCTGAGGGCTCTCGCCTTGTCGCAATCTTGCCATTTCGTGTTTAACAAGATTCAACCAACAAGTCACAGATAAATGTATTTCATGATATTCGACATTATTTACTTTTGCTGATAGGTTCCAATGCTGACCAGCGGTGCCGGGCAAATGCCAAGCACCACTTATCTGATCAAAAGTGAACTCTAGTGAGTTTATGTCTTTTGGATCGTAGTCCCAATCAAGTTGTCCATCAGATAGTCGCTTAGTTGTGTACACTAGCAACTCCTGACGCAACAACACCTACCATGTCTTGTGCTTTACGCTTCATCTGATCTTGCTTGATAAGATCAATGGATTCTTGAGATACAATACTAATAGCAGTTTGACCTTTACGACCAATCTGTGTAGACATCTCTGTTGCCTCAGGCCAAGTTTCTAGCACAGTTTCGAAGTGCCTTGAACCCATAATCAAACCTTTGTAGGCAGCAACTAAAGATTCTCTTGACTTTTGCATCTGATCAA